GAGATTCAAGCAGAAGGACTAGAGTTATTCTCTAAGAAGAGAGAATATATGAAAGTCTTTGATTTCTTCAATCCTTTTAAAAGACGTAATAATGATGGTAATAATGGTGGAAGTAATGACCCAGGTACTGGAGAAACTAGATCAAGATCTCCAATGGTAGGACCACCACCTCCAGTTAGTAACAGAGGTGGTGCTAAAGGTGTTCTTGATGTGATTGCATCTGTAGAATCAAATGGAAGTTACGATGTTTTCAACACTGCTCGTGGAGGAACTCCTGGTAAAGCAACAGAGAAGACTATTGGTTGGTTAGCAAATAACGCTCAGGGTGCTATTGGTAGATACCAGCATATGCCTGAATTTATCTTAGAAAGAGCAAAAAGATTTGGATATAATGCAGATACAGTCTTTACTCCAGAAGTTCAGGATGATATAACAATTAAGATGATGCAAGAGCAGCATGGATTGGATGATTTCTTATCTGGAAATATGTCCGCTTCTCAGTTTGCTGCTAAACTCGCTCCTACATGGAGAGGTTTACCACAAGGTCAGAAAGCAGCAAATAGATTAGGTGGAACTGCTGATTCTACATATATGGATCAGTATTCTTCTGGAAACAAAGCACATATGTCATGGGCAGATTCTGTTGCTAACTTTGAACGTATTCAAGCAGGAGCAGGACAGATCCCACAATTTGATCCTAACGCAAAATATAAGACAGGTGATCTGGTCATCAAAGATGGTGAAGTAAGAAAATTTGATGGCAGAGGTTGGGCAGCTGCTGACGGACCTTCTGCTCAAAACTTAGGACCACAACTACAGTCATCTAATCCTAATGCTGGCACAGATATACAATTGGCATCTGCCGAAACATCTTTATCAGCTGCTGCAAACACAGGAGGAACCACTATTATTAATAACTATAGTGCAAGTTCTGGAGATGGATCAAGGTCTGTAGCAAATCAAGTTGATTTTGGTCCTAGTAATGCAGATATGGGCGGAGATCTATTTACAAATACACGTATTAGAACATTAGTAGCATAATGGAATTTACTTCTTCAACCGATTTTAGTTTAGAGAGCTTTGTGATAACTCCACATGTTGGAGAAAAAGTTGAGGCGAAAAAATTGGTTGCTAAATTTAGTTATTCTGAATCAATTACATCACCCTTTTTGAATGCTACTGCTCAAATAGTTGATAGTGCTGGTTTGATTAATACTCTCCCCATCAAAGGTGGTGAGATGGTGCAAGTAAAAGTTCTTACTACGATAAGTGATAAACCATTTGTTTACAATATGAAAATATGGCAAGTAGGAAATCGTTTTGCAGAACAAAAGAAGCAAGTATATACTCTTGGATTAATTTCTGAAGAAGCGATTACTAATGAAACTGCTCAGGTTAGTGTTGGTACAACTGGCAATCCTTACTCAATTATTGGTAATTCCATTAAAACTGATTTAAAAAGTAATAAAGAACTATTTGGAGAAAACTCTTTATTTGAAGTCAAAATGCTCCCTGGTCTAAAAAGACCATTTGATTTATTCACATCATTAGCAATCAAGAGTGTTTCTCCACAAGCAAGTTTTCAAGGTTCTAAGTCAGAAAATACTAATAAAACCGAGCAAGAGATTAAGGGAAGTGGTGGATTTTTCTTCTGGGAAACATATAGAGGATATAATTTTTATGCAGTTGATTCATTACTTGCCGATGAGAAAAGTAAACTAAAGTCGCCAAAATTGAAAACTGAAGCTTGGGGAACTGCTCCTTATCAAGCATATACTGAGAGATTAGGAAACATTGGTGATGGTGGAGACGATAGGTTTACTATCAAGAGATCTGTTTTTGGATCCGAAATTAATCTTATGGAAGCACTTAGAAAAGGGAAACTTTCTTCTAAAGTGGCATTCTTCAATCATTCAACTGGACAATATTCTGAGTATGTCTACAGGTTGAAAGATAGTTATGATAACATGACACATTTGGGTGGACAATCTATCCTAAGTAAGATACCATTAGGTGGTGATAAAGAATTAGCAGATTATCCATCCAGAACTCTGTCTGTTCTTTTAGATCATGAAACTTGGTTTAATGAACCAGGTGTCGCTTCTCCCGAACCAGAAGATGGATCTAGTGAACCTACTCCATATGCTGATTGGCAGAAATACTATACTGTCCAAGCAATCTCTCGTTATCAATTACTACAAAATCAAAAATGTACCATTGTTATACCAGGGAACGCAGAAATGTGTGCAGGAGACAGAATCAACATTAGACTTGTATCAAAGTTACCAGATGAATTAGCAAAAGATGAACCTTATGATCTTGAGAGTAGTGGAGAATATTTGATTGGGGAAGTAACTCATCAATACGATCCTACTATGGGAAGTAACGGTAGATTTTTGACAACTCTCCGCCTTATGAGAGATTCTTACGGAATGAAAGGCAAGGCATCAGTACACAGCACCTAAATAATCACAGGAGGTAATTACCTATGGACAGCATTGAACAGCATATTGAGAAAGATAAGGAAATTCTTCAAAACCCTTTGACTTCTCCACAGCAGCGTCGCCACATTGAAGGCGAACTGCACGATCTAGAAGAGTATGTTGAGCATCACAAAGAAGAAATTGAGGCAGGAGATCATCACGATCCTTCTCCACTAGAACTATATTGTGACCAAGAACCTGGAGCTCCTGAATGTAAAGTTCATGATAACTAAGTATGGATGAGGCATTATCGCGTTTGATTCCAACTCAACGCATCGGTAACGATGGTTTTACATGGTGGGTTGGACAAATTGAAGGAACCGCCCAAGATGAAAAAAACAACAAAGGCGGATACCGTTATAAGGTAAGAATTGTCGGTGATCATACCTCTAACAAAGAGGTTTTGCCGACAAAAAATTTGCCATGGGCAACTGCGATAATGCCTATTACTACTCCATTTGCTCCTGGAAACATTTGTGGTGCTAATCCACAACTTGTTAAGGGATGTTGGGTTATTGGTTTTTACTTAGATACTGAAAAACAGAAACCCATTATTATGGGTTCTATTGGACAAGTTCCAGGTGCAACATCAATTATTAATGATATTGATCCTAATGACAGTGAAGCATTTAAAACTGGTGTAAGAACTGGTGACTTAGCTCCAATCCCATCAAAAGATGGCGAAGAAGGTGCAGACGGCACTGCTAAAACAGGTGGTGGACTTGCCACTGGTAGAAAACGTGGTGATGGAGAAGAAGATGTTCCACTCCCTCCCGCAAAAGTAGAAGCAATCAAAGATGAGCAATGGTGTCAAATAGTTGCTGAAAAATGCAAGGATGTTGATCTGAAAACTCAGATGACCAACATCCTTGGTGAACTTTTAGCAGAAATTCAAAATAATAATGGTAATATTGGCACTTACTATGTCAGTAAGGTAACTGGGGGTATTAATAGTGCCGTCTCTGAAGGTAGATCTAAAGTAAACAAAGCAATTCGTGTTGTAAGAGAATTCTTAGCAAGAGTTAAAGGTTGGATTACTACTAAGATTCAAGAAGCAGTTGATGCCTTAGTAAAAGCAATTTTACAACCTAATGAAAGTGGAAATGTCTTAACTCCTGTTACAGAGTGGTTTAATAACATCCTAAAAGATTTGGGATGTAAGATGGCAGATCTTGGTGAAAGACTAGAGGCATGGTTAACCAATCTGTTGATGAGTTACATTAATCAGATTTATCGTGCTGCCATCTGTCAAATTGATGAATTAGTAAATGGCATCATCTCTAAAATCCAGCAGTTAATGAATGACTTGCTGGATAGTGTATTAGGACCGTTACAAGATATTCTTGGAGCAATTGCTGCTCCACTTGACTTGATTGGACAAGCAATTAATTATGTTCTGAAACTGTTAGGAATTTCTTGTTCTGGACCAGATCAAACATGTGCAAAATATAAGAAAGTTTGTACTACTGGAGAGAAGAAGAAAAAAGATGATGATGAAGATTTCTTAGACAAACTCTTAGGAGATATTGATAACTTATTTGGTGATACTCCTGCTGATTATACTCAATATATTTGTGATGAAGCTTTTACTGGAAGACCGTTAGAACTAACAACAGTTGGATTTATTGGAGGAGTACCAGCACCAGGGACTACAGATACTAAAAAAGCAAAACTTACATACACTATTAATGATGTCACTGTAAAAGAAGGTGATAGTGCAGTGTTTACAGTAACAAGAGGTGGATTCCTTGATATTTCTTCCTCTCTAAAATTTAGCACTATTAAAAAACAAGGAACTGCAACTGCTGGATCAGATTATCTAGAACAAGAGGGTATTCTTGGTTTTGCTCCAGGAGAAACACAAAAAACTATCAATATTCAAACTTTAGTTGATCAAGAAAAGGATCCTGAAGAGACATTTTTCATTAGGTTAAAGAAAAATTCTCCAGTAGATGATGTAAAAACAGTATTTGTCAAAAATATTGGCAAAGGTACAATTACTGAAAAGGATGTTAAGAAACCATATGATCCTTATCAACCAGAACCAGTAGATCCATTTGTGCCAATTCCTGATCCTCCTACAGATACTCTTCCAACAAATCCAAATGTACCAGATGATGGGAGTGGAGATGGTGGTGACGATGATGCTACCGATACAACACCTTCATATTCTGTTATTGCGAACAGAACCAGTTGTCCTGAGGGAGAATTTATCATATACACAATTTCTACTAGCAATTTAGAAAATGGAACTATCTTATACTATAATCTAACTGGAAATGGTATTACTCCTTCGGATATTGTAGGAAATAAACTTAGTGGAAGTTTTATTATCAATAACAACCAATCAAAAGTAACAGTTGGTATTGAAGAAGATAGTGAAATTGAAGATGTTGAGACACTTACTTTTACTATCGCTGGAACAGGAGCATCTGTAGATGTCTTGATTACCGTTCCAGATGATCAAGACATTGATGATATTGATCAAGGTGTTGGTGATACACCAGAAACAGTATTTGAGGAGTTTAGACCACCTACCGCAAAAGAACCTATCACGGATGAAAATGGTGGAATTATTGAGATTCCTATTGATGACCCAGGAGATTCTTGGTTAGAACCACCTATTGTTATTATTGGTGGAGAGGGATCAGGAGCTACTGGAATTGCACTGCTTGACAATTCTGGATCTGTTTCAGAGATTAGAATTCAATCTCCTGGATATGGATACAAATTGAATCGTGCATCAGACAACGATGTCAGATGTATTATTGATGCATTTACTATCCTTAGACCTGGTATTGGTTACACTAGCGTACCAGACATGTATGTAAATGGTGAACTAGGTATTGCAGAGGCAGTTATCAACAACGACGGATTTGTTATTGGTGCTCGTATCTTAAATAGAGAGATTACTTTTGACAGATTCCCTGCTGTTGATATTGTAGGGGGTGGTGGTTATGGTGCTAAACTATTACCATCCTTAGCATGTCTAGATACAGAAGCACTGTCCACTATTGGTGCCACTAAGATCGGTACTGGTAAATATATTGATTGCCCATAATGTCACATCCTGTAGGCGCAAAAGAATATCCTAATAATATTTTCAAGCAGACAACGCCTGATGAAGAACAGGCGCTGACAGATCAACCTAGGTTTCAAACTTGGTACAAAGGGTGGTTAACACGTTCGGAAATTTATGAGAGAAGACTTCCTGATGGACTAACTTCTGCGTTGAGAATTGATGGTCCTGGAGATAGTGCATTCTCTTTAGATAATAAGGGTAACATAAGAATTCTTACTGGAAAGAAAACAGAAGTTGCTGGTAGTGGTGTCCTTGGAATCAAAACTTGGGGACAACAACAACTTCATAATGAAAGATCTAATCTTCAGTATTGTGCTGGTGGCACAGAAAATGAAGGACAAGCACTAAATGTTCTTTGTTATGGTGATTATGTAGAAGAATCTGTTGGTTCAACCAGATATATTAAAGCAGCAAAAATTGAAATCACTGCTACAGAAGAACTTGTACTAAACGGTCAAACAGTTAAGATACAAGCACAGGGTGATATTGAGATGGCTGCGGCATCAGTTACCACTGCTCAAGTTAATAAGAAAGATATTATTCTTGGACAGAAGATGACTTTTGGTGCTGGTGAAGATACAGATCTGCAGTTTGATCCTAGAGCATCTAGAAATGTAGTATCTCCTGGTAATATTCATCACACCATTGCAGGTGATTATAAGGTAAAATCTTTGCGTACCACAACTGTGAATGGTGTTGCTGGACTGTTTATGAGTTCACCAGCATCAACCACTGTTCAGGGTCTCGCAGGAATGATTATTAATGGTCCTGGGGGTCTGAATATTGCTGCAGCAAAGACTAGTATTGAGACTGCTGATTTAGATCTTGTAGCAGCTAAGACGGATATCACTACTGCTGATCTTGATATAGATGCTGCTAAAGTTGATCTTACTGGTAGTGCTGATGTTTCTATTACTGGTGCAAACGTTAGACTTACTGGTGCATTAATATATCTGAACTGAGTCATAAGTAAGACAAAATGTTACTGGGGACAAACTGGCACAAGCCCCCTTGCTTTTTCCTTGCAACCCTGATAAATTGTTTTCATGCGATTGGGAAAACTCAATCCACCATCTGCGGGTAACCATTCCGCAAGTAACTAAAACAAAGAGGAAAATTTCAATGATCAAAACTGCTTTTGCTGCTGCCGCAGCTGCTACTGCTTTTGCTGCTCCCGCTGCATTTGCTGGTCCCTACGTTAACGTGGAAACCAATGCAGGTTGGACGGGCGCTGACTACACTGGTGCCGCGACAGATTTCCACGTAGGCTACGAGGGCGCTCTTGGCGAATCTGC